CCCGACAGCGTGAGGATGGAGATACCTGTCGACACGCTGCTGAGGCTGCCGGAGGGCGCGAGCTACAGCTTGCGAAGCGGTAGGGCCACGATAAGGACCTCGGTAAAGCGTAAGAAGGACGGTAGAAGCCCCGTAATCGTAGTAGAGGCGGGGTGCGACAGCCTGGCGAGGGAGCTTAGGATGCTGAAAAGCCGCAGAGGCGCAGCACTCTCCCGCACAGAGCGGCAGGAGAGCACAGAGCGGCAGACCAAGGAGCTGAGCGAAGGGCATTCGAAGCCCATTAGAATGGCATTATTATTCATAGCCGGCATAGCGACCGGAGTAGTAATCACAATTAAAACAAAAAGGATATGGCAAAAAGTGTATTAGACGGAACTGATTTAATCCTGAGCATCGGCGGTAATGCGCTGGGCTTCTCGACGGGCTGTAAGGTGAGCACCTCGACAGAGACGGGCGAGAGGATAACGAAGGAGGCCGCGAGCGGCAAGTGGAAGGAGAAGTATGTGAAGAGCTTCAGCGAGAGCATCTCGGCCGACGGCTGTGTGCTGACAGACGGCGATGAGAAGACCCCGACCTACGACCAGCTGAAGGACATGATGCTCAGGGGCGAGCCTGTGGAGGCGGCCTACAACCTAAGGGACGGCGACCAGCGAACGGGCAAGACGGCAGGCGGCTACAGCGGGAAGTATATCATCACATCTCTGGAGCTTGACGGTCAGGCCGGGGACGATGCGAAATACAGCATACAGCTGGAGAACTCGGGCAAGGTAGAGAAGCTGCAGAACGGTCTGAGCGGCACGGCCTCAGCGGGCGCATAAGGAGGGCGTGAGCGATGAAGATACGAATCAATGAAAAGGAGTATCCTCTGTACGTCACGATGGGCGCTCTGCTGCGCTACAAGCGAGAGACGGGGCACGATGTGTCGGAGCTCAAGGACGGCGACCTCGAGGCGATGATGATGCTGATGTGGTGCTGTGTAGCCTGCGCCTCACAGGCTCACGGCATCGACTTCCCGCTTGACTTCGAGACCTTCTGCAACAGTATCACATTGGAAGAGGTGAAGCGCTGGAGGGATCAGACAGAAAGCTCCGGCGGTCAAAAAAAAATGCCGCCGGAGGCGAAGGCGGCGAAGGCATAGAAGAATTACTTGCGTTATGGATGGGGTGTATGGGTATGAGTCTGGCAGACTTCTGCCGGTGCACCCCATCGGAGTATGAGAAGATATGGAAATCGTGGAGAGAGCGGGAGGAGCGAGCGGAAAGAGCGGCATGGGAGCGAACGCGCACTCAGTGTCTGTGCATGCTACAACCATGGTCGAAGAAGCGGCTTGAGGCGAGGGATGTGATGCAGTTCCCCTGGGATGAGAATAAAAAAGGCCGCAGGGAAGAGCGGCCGGAGAGCAAGGATGAAATCATGAGCCGCTACAGAGCGGCCAAGAAAGCCTACGGGATGAAGTGAAGATTATATCTTCGGCTTAAAAATTATTTGATATAAACCTGAAATCCCCCACACCATTATAAAAATGCAATAGACCAAGGTTATGATCGCGAGAATCCAATGATCCAATGCGTACTCAATGAAGGGCTTTAAATCATAGAGAATACGGTCAATTGTAGTTATCTCATTCATAATATTCCATTTAGAATGTGCTGCAAATATAAGAAACAATATTGAATAACATGGCGAAAGAAGTTAGTTTTTTGATAAAAATCCAGGATAATGGTGGAGCCAAGAGGGTAACCGCTGACGCCGAGGAGATGGGCCGCGCGATCAGGGAGGTGCAAGACGAGGCAGAGAAGGCGCGTTGGAACATGCTATCATGGGCCGAGGCGGCACAGGCAGCGGAGGTCGTGCAGAATGCGATAAGCGGCCTGCGCGAAGAAATGTCGAAACTGGTAGAAGACTATCAGGCTTCCGTGACAGCACAGACAAAGCTCGAGACCATCATGCGAGGAAGAATGGGCGCGAGCGAAGACGAGATAAACTCGATAAGGGAGTTGTGCAGCCGTCAGCAGGAGCTGGGCGTGGTAGAGGACGACATAGCCGCCTCGGGAGCCCAGCAGATGGCCACATTTCTAAAGCAAAAGTCGAGTCTGGAGATGCTTATCCCTGCTATGAACAATCTAATAGCTCAGCAGATGGGCTACAAAGCTACGGCAGAGGGCGCAGTAAGCATCGGCAACATGATGGGCAAGGCGATGCAGGGCCAGACAGAGGTATTGCAGAGGGTGGGCATCACGTTTACCGAGGCGCAGAAGAATGTACTGCAATATGGTGACGAGAGCGCGAGAGCAGCAATGCTCGCCGAGGTGATCACAGAGAACGTCGGGGAAATGAATAAAGCGCTTGGGCAGACAGATGTGGGACATCTGAAGCAGCTGGAGAATAAGCTGGGCGACATAAAAGAGGCAATAGGTAAAGTGGTGCAGGCTGCCATGCCCTATACTGAGCTGGCATTTGCAGTAAGCCAGATTGTATTCATGCTTATGAAATCAGTGACAGCTGTAAAGTCTGTCGCAGCCGCCTTTGCGGGGCTTAACCTGGCGCTAAATATCAATAAGCTAAATACTCGTGCAGCAAAGGATATGATACGCGTCTTGTGTACTACCTTAGGCGTCACAACGCTGTCGGCTTCTTCAGCCAGAATAGCTTTAAGAGGCGTAACGTGGGCCCTAAGAGGCCTTGAGGCGGCAACGGTCATAGGTGCTGTGTTAGCCGGCTTATCCATTGTGATGGAAAAGCTGGGAATGACGAGCGAGAATACGTCGGACAAGGTCGAGGGACTTGGACAGTCGGCGCGACGCAGCGCAGAGGCTATGAAGAGCGCGGAGGAGAGCTACAGACAGCAGAATGCTCAGGTGTTCTCGGAGCTGATGAGCTCGTACAGACGACTACAGGCAGAGTGGAAGCAGCTGGATAAGAGCAGCCGCAGCGGCTGGGTGAAGACTCATCGCGAGGAGATGGCGCGGCTGGGCTTAACGGTGAACAGTGTGGCAGATGCGGAGAATGTGTTCTCCAAGCAAACGGACATGGTGGTCGAAGGCTTCAAGAGGAGGGCGCAGGCCGCTGCATACGCTGCCAAGCTGCAATCCTTGTATTCGCAGCAGATGACGGTATCGGACAGACTGGCAGAGCTCAACACAGCCGCTGCTGCACGGCACAAGGTAAGCGCCGGCGAGGAAGTGCTGAGCTCCCATCATGACGCAACGACAGGCTACGAGACGTTAGGAAGCGACGGCAAGTGGCGATATACAGAGCAGGGCGCGAGAGCGGCGAACAGCGTGAAGTGGATAGCCAACAACTCGGAAGCGCAGGACTTGCGGCAGACGCTGCGGGAACTACAGCGAGCTATCGATGAGACTGCCGGGAGCTTTGCGAAGCTGAACGATGAGGCCAATGCGGGCATCAAATTAAGTAATACAGGCACGGCGGGTAGCGTCAGCAAACCTTCGACACGGGAGAGCAAGCCGTCCAAGGCTGCTGAAGAGGAGCGGACGCCGGTGCTCAGGTCCATGGAGCTGATGAAGCGGGATGAAGAGCCGAAGCTGAAGGGCAGCATCAGCAGCATCGGCGACATGATGCAGGCTCAGGTGGACCGCATAAACGGGATGCGGGCCAAGGCGACATGGATAGAGCAGCTCAGGGATGCGGGCGTGCTGTCAGCGGAGGCCGCATCGCAGGCCATCGGCGAGATAAATGACCAGCTGGATGCGCTGGGGGCCAAGAAGGTAGACATCGACATAGACAGCAACAGCGCGGAGAAAGCGCGCAAGCGTCTGGAGAATGCCACGGACGCTATAGGCCAGATGGGCAGCAGCCTGAGCAGCATGGGCGACGCGATGGAGATGCCTATATTGAATGTGGCCGGGACGCTGGCACAGGCGATAGCTACGATGGCTCTGGGCTACGCACAGGCGACGAGCAAGAGCGCAGCGCTCGGCCCGTGGGGATGGATAGCCTTTGCGGCGACGGGGCTGGCGCAGCTGGCTGCGATGGTG